CCGTTACTCCTACACCACCAGCAATAAGCGCTGCCTTAGTAGTGTCATCTACTGTGTGGGCATAGCCACCACGATAGACAACTGGGTACTCATGTAAATCAGAATCAAGTGGATAGCGAATCTGTTGGTACTGTCCATTAGTATTTAATACAATAGAAATACCACGGTCTAACTTATAGAACTCAAACAGTCTATGCATGCCTGCAGGACCTTCTTCAACTGTTGGTGTTTTAAATGACCAGTTAGACATTCATCCTCCTTTAGTGGACTCACCATAAGGCTGGGTTGCCCCAGCCCTACAGTCAATTAACTACTAGAGAGCAGCGATTGATGAACCTGATGTGATTCGGTATAGAGCCTCATCGCGGTAAACTGCAAAGCCAAGTACGCCGTACCAACCCATTGGGCGGAAACGCATCAACTTATCAGTTACGTTACCAATAACTACATGTGGCTCTTCAGCAACGGCTTCTGCCATTGCCTGTGCGCCTGCAACGATTGTGTCAAAGACACGTGTTACTGGAGTTACTGTAACAACTGTTGTTGCTGTAACTGCTGCTGTGTTAGCAGTATCTACAGTAATTGTTGTTGTTGAACCTGATGTTGCAATTGCTGTAATCTTAGCAGCAGATGCAATACCTGTTCCTGAAACCTTATCGCCAACTTCAGCGCGAGCAGCGATAACAGATGATGAAGCAACGCCGAATGTGAATCCTGCTGATGTTCCTGCAACTGTTACTGCTGTTGTTGCCAATGCTGACTGGTCTGCACCTGACTTGGCATTAAACAAACGTGATGACTCTACAAAGAACGCGCCTTCGTACTCACCAATTTCTCCAGCCCAAATCTTGCTTGCTTCTGAAGCAGACTGTGACTGTGGGTAGCGCCATCCTAGGTCGCCTGTCTCAGCACGAAGGTCGTGTGAAACTTCTGGGTGAATACCTACCCAGTATGCATTTCCACGACGGCCCTTGGCCTTGTTAGAACGCAACTTAGCAACTGCCTTACGGATGTCTGCTGAGTCTAGTGTAGAAGTTGCAGCGATTGTTGCAGTTGATGTTGCTGTACCTGAGAAGATGTTGTTTGTACCTGAGCGTAGAGTTGTCATTGCAACCTTGTCGATAGAATCTGCAAGGTTATATGCAATGATGTTAGCAATTGCTGGGTCTACATCTGCAAGTGAGAAGAGTTCCAATGCGCGAGTTACTAGAACTGCGTTACCGTACTCATTAAGTGTTACTGTGACAGAGGTTGGTGTTGTCAGTGCTACTGCATCTGGGTCAACAGTCTCTGTTAGTGTTCCTGTTACTGCATCAAGGTCAACGTACTTCTGTAGAACTACTGTTGAACCTGGAATTGCTTGACGTGCGGGGCGCTTATCTGCGACAGAACGAATTAGGGGTTCTGAACGGAGAGCGAACTCGAGAAGGCGGTCATACGCCTTTTGTACGAGACCAGCGCCGCCTACTGTACCGCCGAACGAACCGCTCGTGGTATCTGTATATGCGTTTGCCATGTTTTTTAGTCTCCTTGACTATGAACGGATATTATTGTTGTGACTGAAGAAAAGCAATGAAGTCTTCCGCATTGTCAAAATTGCCATTTAGACGAGCGTTCATATCATTTGCTTTATCTGGCGAAATACCCTGCTGCGTCACAACATCTTGCTGGCGTAATGCCGCAAGATTGATGTCGTCATTATTAGACTTAGGCTGATACCCAATTAAATCTCCGTTGTCAGATAGCCAATTATTAATTGACTCTTCATTAACTTCGGATATATCTTTTAGGATTAGCCGTGCTGCTTTGGTATTTACGCCCTTCTTTTCTAGGACTTCCTTAAGTGTCGACTCACGCTGCGCCTTGGAGAATATCTCAAGTTGCTCAGTAAGTTCCTTAATACGTTTTTCATCTGCACGCTTGGCTTTGCGTAACTTTTTAAGTAAGTCACTACCATCCAATGGTGCTTCCGTTTCTGTATCTAGGTCGTCATCTTCTTCATCCCAGTAGTTGTTGCTCATAGCAACCCACCCTTCTATTCGTTGTTAGTTCGCAGGCCACAGTTCAGTTCGGGGAAACTGGCTGGCTCCTACTATCGGTCTAATACGCTGCATGGGGCCGATAGGTCCATGTCAGGAATTTAAAATGCGCCGCGATTTTGCGACGCTAGGCTCTTGCTATCTGCTATACCAGAAGAACCCTTAAAGCGAGAAGTTTCTTCTTCAATTAATCTTTCTTGCTGTGTCAAAGCCTTACCGCTCTTACGCAGTACTACATCTTCAGCAAAGCCTTGCGTATAAGCAGGACCACCTTGAGAAGATATCTCACTAAGGAAAGAACCGCGTGGCAAAGCCTGTGCAATGTAACGGTATCCTTGCTGTGCTTCAGTCTTGTCAACACCAAACTCAGCAAGTGATAGCGCTGATGTAAGCGATGTTGTTAAGCCTTGTGCTACAGCAGAGCCACCAATTTCAGCAGCAGTTACTTTCTGCTGTAACTTAGGTAGGTTTTCTGTAGGATTCAAAAAGTAAGAAACTAAATCAGTATCGTTAATATTGTAAAAAGACTTAAGAGTATTGCGAGTAAACGGGTCAGCGTTTTTAACTCTAGTTACTGCTAGGTCAATACGGTCCTTAAACTCAACGGCAGAAATATCTGCAGCAATAAACTCGGCAAACTTCTTGTAGTTATCTTTACGATTACTGCTTACCATGCTGCCTAAGCCATAGGCTTTAAGTGTCTGGGCATAGGAACTTTCAAGGTTAATATACTCAGCCTCAGATAGGACATTTAAGCCCTTCTTAACACGTTCAAAGTTACCTGCAAAGCGAGTTGCGTAAGCACCAGCAGGATTAGTCTTTAGTTTAATTAATGCTTCGGCTGATGTAAGGCCTTGCTTCATATAGTCTGCAATTTCACCAGCAAGTTCTTCAAGTCCATAAGACCTAAACAAATCTTCAAGCATTGCAAATGCGTCACGCGTTGCATCGCTTACATTTATTTTCTTTTTATCATCATCAAAAGTGGTGGTAATGTTTGCACCATAAAGAGGGCTACCTGGTAAAGTATTAGTTAAAACATTATCGCCTTGTGTAGTAACAACCATACCAGTCTTAGGGTCAATCTTAGATGTAATACCTAGACCACTGTATGATTCATTAATACCCCTAACAACATCAGCAGCACCTGCTGCTGCATCTAACTGTGCTTGGGTCTTACCAGTAGTGCCAACCTTTTGTGTAAAAAATGCATCATCTGTAACCTGTTGCTGTTGCGCTACATTTTTCTGCGCTGCTGCTAATTGTGATGCAATACTTGCTGCTCCAATAGCACCACCTTCTTGTGCTGCTAATGCACTTGGCGTTATTCCTATTGCTGCTTGGCGCAGTAGTTGTGTTTGCTGATTCTCAAGGCTGGCTAAAGATTTCTTTTGCTTAGCAAGTAATGCTTGTGCTTGCTTTAAAGTTTCTGCTGCTTTTTTTTGCGCTGCTGTCTGTGCCATTAGCCCATGAATCCAAACGACTTAAGTATGGTGTTAGCAAAATCAGCAGCAGTATTACGTGCTTCATCTGTTTGTCGCCATAGTGGGTTTGCTTGCATCTGTCTATTAAACTCTGCAGTACTCATTAGTCCACCATCTCTAGTAAGTGCCATCTGTACATCTTTGTCATTGAAAGCATCGGTAATTGGAATACCTAGTTTTCTTGACTTAATCAATGCATACTGGTCAGCAATGTCTTTAACATTTCCACCATTAGTAATGTGGTCTTTAAGATTGCCATACATAGTTATTGCGTTAAGACGCATACGTTCTGTCTGCTTTTTAATAGCGTCTATTTCTGTACCACCAGCAATAACATATTTAAGTGCTTCGCCTGCTGTTAGTGGTTGTCCATACTCTGCTCCAGCCTTTTGCAAAGCCGCAATCTGTACAGCAACCTGACTACCCTTGGCAGAGGCAAGGATTTCTCCAGCATCTGTACCCTTAAGGGCTTTAATAACAATAGCGTTTTGAGAATTAAGTCTTTCTTGTGGAGTAAAGGCTGCGCCTTTTCTGGTAGAAGTAGTTATCTTTCCAGTTGCATCACGGGTTGAAACTGTCTCAACCGCAGACTTCTTTTCCCGTGCATTAATATCTTTATAGTATTCTTCTTTTTCTTGCTGTGTTGCTGGTCTACCTACAGCATCAATCATGTAGTCATTGATTTCATTGTAAGCATCGCCAGCAGTAGTAAGAATTAAATCTGTATCTTTAAAGGTTCCAGCCTTGCTTGCTGGTTCTCCCGTTCCAGCCCCACCCTTACCAGAGTTAAACCATGAAGAAAAAGGAACTTGCTTAACGCCTTCAATTTGAATTTTAGTTGCAGCATCAAATGTATATTTAGCAATTGCATTATCAAGACCAGACAACCAGTCGTTTTGTTCCAGTTGTTTTTTTGTAATCCAGTTACGGCTAACTAACTCTTGCTTTAAACTTTCTAATTGTCCAGGTGCTGAATAGTTCTTTAAGAAAGCATCACGTGCTGAAATAATACTTTGGTATTGACTGATAGTTGTTGAGCCATCAGCGTTCTTTGTATCAACAAAATAGACACGAGTTCCATTAGGAAGAATAACATTGCCAGAAGATTCAATTGAATAACCTTTAAGTCTGTCATCTGCTACATCTACAGCAGCACCATCTTCAACAGGTGGCGGAGTTTCTACAGTTTTATTTTCAGGTCTAACTACTCCCTTAGGTGCGGGTGGTAATGGGTCAACCTTTGCACCTGCTTTCTTAGCAGCAGTCTGAGCATCATAAGCAGCCTGTACTGCTGCGTCATACTGAGCCTGACCACGTGAAGGTATAAGCGCTTCTGCTTTTTTAAGAGCATCAAGTGACTTTTTGTATTCATCAACTGCACCCTGAGCACCCTTTTGCTTTTCGCTTGTACCTTTAGCGCGGTTAAGTTCTAAGCGTGTAGCATTTTTTAAATCTTGTGCTTTCTTGTATGCAGCAGAGGCGGCATCATAGGATTTCTTTATTGCATTAAACTCTTTCATACTAAAGTTGCGTACGCTGCCTGGCTTTGCATCGTTCTTTTCTTTATCTTCCAAGGCAATTAAATACTTTTGCTCTAGCCCACCACGTCCGCCAGTACCATTAAGGATATCAAACGTACGGCGTGCTTCTTCTGAAGCATCAAAGAAGGCTTTTTCTAAACCTCTAATGTCAGCCATTACTTTAACTCCTTATAGACATAGTATGATTCACGTGAATAAAATCCAAGTATTGATTTAAAGATTGCGCGGTTGGCTTCTGTTACATATAAGTCGCCTACCATTAACTCATTTAGATTAGCCTCTATCTGCTCTTTTCTTTCCCGCTTAAGTTGTGCAATGTTTTCAACATTCTTTAACTCTGGGTCAGTAGAAAAAGCAATAAACTCTCGTATCATTTTAATTGCCATCATTAACTTCTGGCGTGTGGCTGGTCTAACATCGGTCTTAGGGTTTGAAATTAACTGCTCAAGACTCTCAAGCATTACAGACTCGTTACCAATTTCATTACCAGAACCAATAAGTTCTGAATTAAGTAGTGGGTTGTTAGCCTTTAGTGCTGCACGTTGCTGCTCTGCTGCTTTAATAACATTGGCTCGTAGTTCTGGGTCTGACAAATTATTAAGAATATCTTTTTGCTGACGAGCAATGTCATAATACTTCTGCTTATCCTCTGCTACCTGTATATCTGTGTAGTAATCTTCAAGAGACTTACTCTCAATAAGACCTGCTGCCTTAATCCAGTTATAAGTACCAGCATTAAAGTCACCAATCTGTGGCGCAAAGATGTATGCAACCTCGCCATAAGTCTTAATTAAATCAGCGTTTTTGATGCCCCAGTTCTTTAATTTATCTGTGTTCTTAATAAGAACGCTAGTCTGCTTATCCTCACGGGCGACTGTATAGATAAGTTTGCCTGGATTCTTACCAATGTATGTAGCAAGTGCTACCTCGTATGGGTCTGAGATGTCTCCATTATTAATAGCGGTTATGCCATTAAGAATATCAAAGAACTCTGAACGCAAAGTAGTAATGCCAGTATCTTTAATATAGTCAGGAACTCCTACGGACTCCATAGTTGTAGGTGCAACTGGTGATAACAGACCTAGGAAGTGACGCATAAACAATACGTTATGTGCTGAGATACGGATGTTCTTTAGGTATTCAGACTTCTCTTCATCTGTAGCATCTGCTGCAATACCTATTCCGTTGGCTGCATTGTAGGCAATAGCCTGCTGTGCAGCGGTTACTTCTTGTCTAGACTTCTCATCAAATCCCAACATACCCCAGACACGCTGTAAGGATGAAGGAACAACAGCACGGAATATATCAACATTGTCACCAATGTTACCCAGTGCAAATGTATCAATGCTTTCACCTAGTTGCTGTGAGTATGGCTGTATTGCACCACCAACAAATGGAATTTTTCCTGGAACTATGCCAAGTATATTCTTTACAGCAATAACTCCTAGTCCTGCAATAGGGCCAGACAAGGTAGGAAGACCAGCATCTTGTGAGAATGATGGGTTAACCATTCTTAGTTTAAATGTAAACTCATTAAACAATGGCTGGCTGTATCCAGTATTACCTGTTAGCGCACGAAATGCGCCATCTGTAGCCTTGTAGATAATGTTATCCATAGGCATTACTACATACGGCTCACCTTCAGCATCGTTAAAGATAGCGCCACTTGATTCAAGTCCTACGTTAACTAAACGCAAACGATACAAAGTACGTGGTGCTACATCCTTTAAACGATAGATACGGCGATAGAAATCCTCAGTTGCTCTATAGTAACGACCAACAGTACGCACACTAAATGCAAAGTTAGAACGTATCTTTGGGTTATCAGCAAACTTTAGAATAGTATCTGCTGCTTCACGCACTGCCAATTCAGTAAAACGCTTTTCGGCTATAGCCTTATACTTCTCAGTTACTGCATCAATCTGCTTTTGAGTAGCACCAGCAAAAGGACCCATCTCATTTGCTACCTGTTGACGAACAAACTCTTTTTCAATACCAGCATACTTCTTGCGCAACTGTGCATATGTAACCATAACTGCTGGTTGACGGAATAAACCAGTTACTTGTTGGTCCATCCAGTCCATCATAGTATTTCCGTAGCGTCTAAATACAGACTCTACATCAAAGTCACCAAAGGCTATTTCAGTATTGATAGGTCCGCTA